CCAATGATGGTCTTCGTAGTACGATGGCCAAGGATCATCTGAATACTCTGAACGCCCTCCGTGTCGAACGTGACGCAGTAGATCGTCGCAATCTCATCATCGTCCTCTTAAGCATCCCTTACGTGATCGCCATCGCTCGCTTCATTATCGCGCACCTGACTGTAATAGTGCACTAAACCTCAGTCGTTCGCTAGTGAGTCTAAAAGGACCCTTCGTGGGTCCTTTTTCTTTTGGAGAATAAATAGTTCCATGCCTTATGCAGATCCGCAAAAACAACGTGAGTATTTGAACAAGTATCGCCAGACTTCGGGCTGGTTAGAATACAAACGATCTTATAATAAAGAATACAACAAAACCGACAAAGCAAAAGAGAAGCATCGAAATTACTCTCGTTTGAGAAAGAGAACAGATCCCCAGTACCGTATTGCGTGCAACCTTAGAACAAGACTTTGCGTCGCACTTATGGGTGGTTATAAAAGAGGATCGGCCGTTAAAGATCTTGGATGTTCAGTGTCAGAATTGATTCTGTGGTTGGAATTTCGATTTAGAGATGGAATGGCTTGGGAAAATTACGGCACACTATGGGAAATAGACCACAAGAAACCCCTCAGTTCCTTTGATCTAATAGACACAGAACAATTCAAAGAAGCCTGCCACTACACTAACCTCCAACCTCTTTTGATTGAAGAGAATAGATCGAAGGGTGCAAGTGTCTGTGAATTATAAATAGTTCACATAGACCCCTTAATCCGTTCTTTGGGAGCAACACATGCCTTTTAGCCCACTATCACCCGGCGTATACGTCACCGAAGTTGACTTGACCACAAGTGTCCCAGCCGTATCCGTGTCAACGGGCGGTCACTCAGGCATTTTCCAGTGGGGTCCAGCACTTAAGGTTACTTCAATTAACAATGAGAAGCAGCTTGTCACTCGCTTTGGCGATCCAGACAACAACACAGCTGCCTCATTCTTCTCATGCGCCAGCTTCCTAGCGTATTCAAACGCTTTGCAGGTCGCACGTGCGGGCGGTACTGGTACCAACAACGCAACTTCAAATGCTGCAACCAACGTCGTCATTAACAACGAAGACGACTATTTCAACAACCTATTCAGCACCTACGTCGTAGGTAACCCATGGACTGCCCGTTATCCGGGTGCTCTTGGTAATAGTCTGAAGGTTGTCGCTTGGACCAGCAACGCCGCTTGGGTCGCTGATGCAACCAACGCAAACAGCCCTAACTTCATCTTCGCTAACCAGTTCCCATTCGGTCCTAACACCAGCCCATGGTTGACCAATATCTCTGGTGGTGCTAACACTGGCGACGAACTACACGTCATCGTCATTGATGCTGGTGGTCGTTTCACCGGTCAGGCAAACACAGTTCTTGAGAAGTATCAGGGTCTTTCACGTCTTCAGGACTCAGCCACCCCACTTGGCGCAAACAACTTCTACCACACGGTATTGTTCAACAAGTCAAGCTACATCTATTCAACTGGTATCCCATCATCAAATGCGAACGGTTGGAACATTCCATCATCTGCATTCGTGGCCTCAAACAGCGCTAACGAAGGCGCTGCTAACGTCTTTACGTTGGCAGGTGGTAAGGATGGTACGATCACAACTGCTAACCTCCAAACCGCATGGACATTGTTCGCTAACGTTGAACAGGTTGATGTCGGTCTATTGTTCACGGCAGATGCAGGTAACACCCTCCAGTCATTCGTGGTTCAGAGCGTCGCACAGGTCCGTAAGGATGCTGTAGCGTTCATCAGCCCACCTTTGGCCAACACTCAGGATGTCACCGGTCAGGCAACTTCTATCGCCAACTACGCTAACCAGCTAAACGCACGTTCAAGTTACGCTGTGATGGATTCTGGCTACAAGTACATGTACGACAAGTACAACGATGCTTACCGTTGGATCCCATTGAATGCTGACATCGCTGGCCTATGTGCCCAGACCGACAACCTACGTGACCCATGGTGGTCACCAGCCGGTCTACAGCGTGGTACTATCAAGAACTCAGTCAAGCTGGCCTACAACCCCGGCAAGGCTGATCGTGATACCTTGTACTCAGCTGGCGTCAACCCAGTTGTCTCATTCCCCGGTCAGGGCACGATCCTCTTCGGTGATAAGACATTCTTGAACTACGCTTCAGCATTCGACCACATCAACGTGCGTCGTCTGTTCATCGTACTTGAGAAGGCAATCAGTCAGGCATCAAGAACCTCATTGTTCGAGTTCAATGATGCATTCACCCGTTCTCAGTTCACCAACCTGATTACCCCATTCTTGACCACAGTGAAGGGTCGTCGTGGTATCACAGACTTTAAGGTTGTCTGCGACCAGACGAACAACACCCCATTCATCATCAATTCTAACCAGTTCGTGGGTGATATCTACATCGTTCCTAACTTCAGCATCAACTTCATCCAGTTGAACTTCGTTGCTGTCCAGAACGGTGTGAACTTTAACACCATCATTGGTCAGTTCTAAGGAGTAAGCAAGAATGGCATTTAATATTGACACCTTCCGTACAGCACTAACGGGCGATGGCGCACGTGGTAACCTGTTTGATGTTCAGTTGTCATTCCCTAACTTCGTAACCCTTGGTGCCATCGCTGGTCCTAAGGCACAGGTTCAGGTTCGTTCATCTCACTTACCCGGCTCATCTATCGGCACCACCCCAACCTTCTACTTCGGTCGTGAAGTAAAGTTGGCTGGTAACCGTTCATATGCAGACTGGACAGTAACAGTGTTGAACGATGAAGACTTCATCATCCGTAATGCGTTCGAGCAGTGGATTAACTCACTGAACGATCCACGCGGCAACATCCGTAACCCACAAGCAACTGTAATCGATGGCGGCTACGGCTCTAATGCACTGGTCACCCAGTACGGTAAGGCTGGCAGCATCCTCAAGCAGTACCAGATCATTGGCATGTTCCCAGTGGACATCAGCCCAATCGACCTTGACTGGGCATCAAACGATTCGATTGAAGAATACAGCGTCACGCTTGCTTACCAGTATTGGCTGGATCCGGGCTTGGCTGGTGGACCTTCAGTTGGCATCAGTTTGAATCTGTAATTGATCGTGAGGGGACGGCTCAAGCGTCCCCCTTTTTTCATGATGGAGATATAAATGGCTGACATCACACCAGAAAGACAGCAAGGCTTCCGTTTATGGGGCTGGACCCTCACCCGTCAGGGTAAGGATGGCAAGCCATTGCCCTCTGGGGACACCGCAGGGGGTCAACAGAACCCTCAACGCATCGAACAGACACCAGTCTCCCCTACCATGGAAGACGGTGCCATAAACGTCCAGATGGGCGCACACTATGGCATCTACGTTGACCTTGATGGTACCTACCGTTCCGAAATCGATCTTCTCTCCAAGTATCGCACTATGTCGATGCAGCCAGAGATGGAGAACGCCATTGATGATGTGGTCAACGAAGCAGTTGTCCATGATGAAGATGGCCAGATCGTTAAGATCGATCTAGACAAACTCAAGCAACCCGATTCTATCAAAGCCAAGATTCGCGAAGAGTTCTCCAACGTCCTACGTCTCCTAGACTTCAACAACTTCGGCTCAGACATCTTCCGCCGCTGGTACACTGATGGTAAGGTCTATTACAATCTGACGATAGACAAGGAAAACCCACGCGACGGTATCCAGCAAGTGACTTACATGGACCCACGTCGTGTCCGTAAGATCCGCAATATCACCAAAGAAAAGGACGCTCAAGGCGTCGAAGTCATCACCCGCGTTGACGTGTTCTACCTCTACAACGAGAAGACGGTCAACAACAACGTTCAGTCCCCTCAGATCATCGGCAACTTTGCTGGTGGCGTCAAGTTGACCGAAGACTCAGTTGTCATGGTCACCAGCGGTCTATTCGATCCAGTCAAGTCAACCGTCCTATCATACCTCCATAAGGCCATCCGTCCGATGAACCAGTTGCGCTTCGTAGAAGACGCAACGGTCATCTATCGTATCAGTCGTGCTCCTGAGCGTCGCGTATTCTACGTTGACGTGTCAAACATGCCTAACAAGAAGGCAGAGCAGTACATGAAGGACATCATGAACAGCTACAGAAACAAGCTGACTTATGATGGCACTACCGGTGAAATTCAGGACACAACCCGTCACTATTCAATGATCGAAGACTTCTGGATGCCTCGTAAGAGCACCGGTAATGCAACTGAGATCGTAACACTCCCAGCAGGCCAAAATCTTGGTCAGATGGAAGATGTACTCTACTTCGAAAAGAAGTTGTACAGGGCATTGGGCGTTCCAGTATCACGCTTGGAACCAACACAGGGATTCTCACTTGGTAAGTCCAACGAGATCACCCGTGACGAACTCAAGTTCGACAAGTTTGTTAGCCGCCTTCGTGCACGCTTCGCTATCCTATTCGATGAACTGATGTCCCGCCAGTTGGCTCTCAAGGGTGTCTGCACACTTGAAGAGTGGCATGAGATGAAGGAAGACATCATCTATGACTTCATCAAGGACAACAACTTTGCTGAACTAAAGGACCAAGAACTGTGGACCAACCGCATGCAAACCTTGGGTCTGATCCAGCCGTTCGTCGGCGTCTACTTCTCAAAGCTGTGGGTTTATGAGAATGTATTGATGCTCAATGAGGCAGAGATCAAGGAAATGAAGGATGAGATCGATGATGAGGAAGACGAGTTGGCTAAGGATGCTGCCAAAATGTCACCACCGCCAATGTCAGCACAGGCACCCGGTGAACTAGGTCCAGACGACAGATCATTACCTACCTCAAATCCTGAAGAACTGAATGATAGATTCTCCAACACACACCCTGATGAATAATGGGGCTAGTAGATCATAACTTAATAGTCACTGGCGCATTCACGCTAGGTGTTCTGCTTAACGCCTATGGCCGTCGTGAAGACAGTTTCTTGTTCGCAGTCCTTGGCATGGGAATCATGGGTGTATCGATTATCTATGGTGTTGTGTCAGGCGTCGCATGGCTCGTTGCTTAATTTCATAAATATCATTACATCTAACCTATTACCGGTGGAACTCGTATGTCAAAGTTAATCGCATTTGCTGAAGCCAAGGATGCCTTGGGCTTCCAGACAGAACTTCATGAGGCAATCTCAGAGAAGGTCTCATTGGTATTGGAAAATCTACGCGAGCAGGTTGCCGCTGATCTTTTCAACAGTGAAGAGACCAATGACAAAGGTTCATTCCATCGTTGGTTGAAGCCTCAAGTCAAGTAATCTATGAGCAAGCCACTGAGTGAGTTCACATCAGCGGCACTAGACGAAGCGGGTGGGATGCAGGATCCACCAATGATGGTCGTGCTGCGCAGAAAGGCGATTCGCCAGCTTCCGGGAAACCAGAGCGTAGCGTTGTACGTTAATGATGCGCTTGGTCTAGAAGTGACGCTGCCCTACACCAAGGGTAAGATCGGTGGCAAGAAGGCCATCGCGCAGATCAAGGAAATGGCGCACGACGACATGTATGGTGAATACCTACACCATTTGAGCACCGGAGACCACAAGTCTGCCGATCATATTGTGAGTAAGGTAGAGCGCGAGTACGGAACAGATGCTTCAAATCATTTCCGTAACGCAGCAAAGTTCCATACCGAAGGGGACATAGGCAAAGCCAACGTCCACTACGGCAAGTTTGAATCAAGCATGCGTGAGCATGTTGAGATGATCAACGATACGAATCTGAGTGAGGCTATCCTCCATAAACTTCGTCATATCGCACGTAGCAAACAGTTTGGTGATGTGACGTTTAAGGCAGGAGCGCCGTCCTCAAGAGTCTGCCCACAGGCAGCGACAAAGGTTCTGAAGATATGGTCGGTGGCAACACCCGGCAATAGACGCAGAATCGAAAGAATGATTAACGCAGGTCACAGCGGTATCCAGCAAGTGGCTAATTTCGTTGATGATCACATGAAGATCACCAAGAAGAAGGGTAAGTAACCATGGCAAATAATGTAGTTGAAACACAGATCATCCGTGATGATGACAGTTATCTCACTATCAAAGTGACCGGAGTTGCGAATGCTGCTTGGAACGTGAACGCTGGTGGTGTTCTTGTTGCAGCCAACACACTCTTCGGTGCAGTCAATACCCAGTCA